CGCAAGTCCATCATCTTCCGGCAGAACGGCACCGAGCTGACAGGTGTAATCGACGAAATCACGCGCGTCGTCGGCTCGCGGGACGGGTTCAACGGGGCGGATCGCATCTGGCGCGTCGACGGCCGGCAGATAGAGCTGGGCAGCTTCCCCAACCCCGGCGACGAAACCAAGTATCAGGGGCGCGACCACGACCTGATCGTGTACGACGAAGCCTCGAACATGCGGGAAAGCGCGGTGCGCTTCCTGATGGGTTGGTTGCGCACGACGCGACCGGGGCAGCGCTGCCGGGTGCTGATGACCTTCAACCCGCCGACGACGACCGAGGGGCGGTGGGTGACGGCCTTTTTTGCGCCTTGGCTCGACCGCAAGCACCCGCGGCCGGCGAAACCCGGCGAGCTGCGGTGGTACGCGATGGTCGACGGAAAGGAAGTCGAAGTGGCTAGCTGGGAACCGATCAAGCACGGCGCCGATACCATCCGGCCGATTTCCCGCACGTTCCTCCCGTCGCGAGTGCGCGATAACCCGTACCTGATGGGGACCGGCTACATGGCCACACTGCAGGCACTGCCGGAGCCGCTGCGCTCGCAAATGCTGCACGGCGACTTCGCCGCAGGCACCGAGGACGACATCTGGCAGGTGTGCCCGACGGCCTGGGTCGAAGCGGCTCAAGCCCGCTGGCAGCGCCCTGACCGCCTGGCCCCTATGGATTCGGTCGGCGTCGACGTGGCCCGTGGCGGGCGAGACGAAACGATCATCGCCCGTCGGCACGGCATGTGGTTCGACGCGCCGCTTGCGTATCCCGGCAAATCGACGCCGGATGGGCCAAGCGTCGCCGGCCTCTCGATCGCCGCGAAGCGCGATGATGCTGTCATACACATCGACGTAATCGGCGTGGGCGCTGCGCCCTACGACTTTCTGCGCGACGCCGGGCAGCAGGTAGTCGGCGTCAATGTCTCGGAGGCCGCGACGGCGCCTGATCGCTCCGGCCGGCTCCGGTTCAAGAACCTGCGTAGCGAGCTGGTGTGGCGCATGCGCGAAGCACTGGACCCGGCGACGAACAGCGGCATTGCCCTCCCCCCGGACCCACGGCTGCTGGCCGACCTGACGGCCTACACGTGGTCGCTTTCGGGCTCCACGATCTACGTTGCTAGTCGCGAGGAAATCGTCGCGCGCATCGGGCGCTCACCGGACTACGGCAGCGCTTACGTGCTGGCCCTGATCGACACCCCGAAGCGCAGCGTGCTCGAGGCCCTGGGGCCGCGCCGCCGGGCGGCATACGACCCCTACGCCAACCTGCGCTAGCGCGCTGTGGGGCGTTTTCCTGCCGCTGGACAAGCGAAGGGCTGCGCCGCGGGCTGAAAACGCGTGGTAGGCCCTTCCTGCAAGCCGCAGGGGGCGGTGCACGTACCGCGCGCGCTGGCTTCTACGCTCCGCGGCATGGAACCTGTCGTCCGCCCGATCACCGCCGCCGAAGCCTTCGAGTCCCCCACGTTCGCCGCCCTCTGCGACGAGTACCGGGACGAGGCGCTGCGCAACCCGCGCATGGTCGGCTCGTTGCCCGACCGGGCCTGCTACGAGGGTTGGATCGCCGCCGGCCTGCTGCATTCGCTGGGCGTCTTCGTCGGTGAGGAGCTGGTCGGTATGTGCGCCGTCCTCATCACCCCCGTACCGCACTACTCCGGCCGGCTGATCGCCAGCACGGAAACGCTGTTCGTTGCGGAGGCACACCGCGCCAGCGGCGCCGGGCTGAAGCTGCTGCGCGCTGCGGAACAGGTAGCGCGGGATAACGGCGTCGACGGGCTGTACGTCACCGCGCCGCGCGGCGGGCGGCTGGAACGCATCCTGCCGCACGCCGGTTATGCCGAAACAAACCGCGTTTTTTTCCGGGAGTTGGCCGAATGAACATCGTCGTTGCAGAAAACCACGTGCCTGCGATGCGGGATGAGGATATCGCCAAGGTGCGCGAACTGGAGGCGCGGCTACTGGCCATGCCGCAAGTCCCGATCGGCACAGAGCACGTCCTACACGGCGGCCTGTACACGCGAACCGTATGCATCCCCGAGGGCGTGGTGCTGACCGGCGCGCTTGTCCGGGTACCGACCGTGCTGATTTTCGACGGTCACGCGACCGCGAATCTCGGCGGCGAAGCGGTGGAACTGGTCGGGCATCACGTCCTGGCCGCAAGTGCGCACCGCCGGCAGGCCTTCCTGGCGCACGCCGACACCCGCTTGACGATGGTATTCGCCACGCAGGCGAAGACGGTGGCTGAGGCCGAGGACGAATTCACCGCCGAGGCCGACCTGCTGCTGTCGCGACATCCCGGCGCACTGAACCGTATCACCATCACTGGGGAGTAAGCACGTGTCTGGAGTTGTCACCGCAGTCGCCGCCGCCGCCACGGTGGCCAGCACCGTTATGAGCAACAACGCCGCGAAAAAGCAGGAAAAGGCGCGGGAGAAGGCGGTCAGGCAGGCCGCGGTGCAGGCCGAGGAAAGCGCTCGGCGTCAGGAGAAGGCCACAGAGGACGCCAACAAGCGGGCCGACGAAGCGGCCAACCGCACCGCGTCAAGGCGCGCCGACAGCAGCGCAGCAGGCGACGCCGCGGCGCAGGCGGGGCGTGGTGGGCCTTCCGGCACCATGCTGACGGGGCCGCAAGGCGTATCGCCAGACGCGCTGCAGCTCGGCCGCACCACGCTGCTGGGCATGTGATGCTTCCCACCGACGGCAATCCCCGCCGACTGCTGTGTGAGCGCTGGTCCGACCTTCGCGCGGAGCGATCGAGCTGGCTCTCGCACTGGCGCGAGATCTCCGACTACCTGTTGCCGCGGGCCGGCCGCTTCCTGGCGACCGACCGCAATCGCGGCGAGAAGCGGCACAACGCGATCTATGACTCGACCGGCACGCGCGCGCTGCGCGTGCTCGCCGCCGGGATGATGGCCGGGATGACCAGCCCGGCGAGGCCGTGGTTCAGGCTGACGACCGCTGATCCGGAGCTTGACGAGTCAGCGGGGGTCAAAGCATGGCTGGCCGATGTCACGCGCATCATGCAAATGGTCTTTGCGAAATCCAACACGTACCGCGCGCTCCACGCGATGTATGAGGAGCTTGGCGCGTTTGGCACGGCTAGCAGTATCGTACTCGCAGATTTCGACACGGTCATCCACCACCACGTCCTGACTGTCGGCGAATACGCAATCGCTACGGGCAGCCGCGGGCGCGTCGACACGGTATACCGCGAGTTCCAGCAGACGGTCGGCCAGCTCGTGCGCGAGTTCGGCGAGCGGAAGTGCAGCAACACCGTGCGCAACCTCTACGACCGGGGCGCGCTCGATCAGTGGGTCACGGTGATGCATGCGGTTGAACCGCGCCGGGACCGCGATCCGTCCCGGCGCGATGCGCAGAACATGCCGTGGCGATCGACCTACTTCGAAGTCGCCTGCGACGGGGGCGCGTTCCTTCGCGAATCGGGTTTCCGGGATATGCCGGCGCTCTGCCCGCGCTGGGCGGTGGCCGGCGGCGACATCTACGGCAACTCGCCGGGTATGGAAGTGCTCGGCGATATCAAGCAGCTCCAGCACCAGCAACTCCGCAAGGCGGAGTGCATCGACGCGAAGACGAAGCCCGCGCTGCAGGTACCGGCGACGATGAAGGCGCGCGACATCGACGTGCTGCCAGGCGGCATCTCGTTCGTCGATGTCGCGGGGGCATCCGGCGGCATCAAGCCGGCGTACCAGAGCGACCTTGACCTGGCGCACTTGCTGGCCGACATTCAGGACGTGCGCGAGCGCATCCGGGCGGGCTTTTACGCCGACCTGTTCCTGATGCTCGCCAACGGCGCAAACACGCAAATGACTGCGACCGAAGTGGCAGAGCGGCACGAAGAAAAGCTGCTGATGCTCGGCCCGGTGCTGGAGCGCATGCACAACGAAATCCTGGACCCGCTGATCGAACTCGCTTTCGCCAAGATGGTCGCGGCGAACCTCGTGCCGCCGCCGCCCGAGGAGCTGCAGGGCATGGAGATGAACGTCGAATTCTTCGGGATGCTGGCCCAGGCGCAGCGGGCCATCGCAACGAACTCTGTCGATCGCTTCGTCGGCAACGTCGGTGCCGTCGCTGCCATGAAGCCGGAAGTTCTTGACAAGCTCGACGCCGACCGCTGGGCGGACGCTTACGCCGATATGCTGGGTATCGACCCGGAGATGGTCGTGCCGGGCGACAAGGTGGCGCTGATCCGGCAGCAACGGGCCGAGGCGGCAACGGCACAGAAGCAGGTGGCGATGCTCCAGCAAGGCGCCGACGCGGCACAGAAGCTCGGCAGTGTCGACACAACGAAACCAAACGCGCTGACGGACGTTACCCGCGCGTTCAGCGGCTATACCTGACAGGAGCAACGAAAATGGGCAGCACCATTATCGACGGCAGTATCGAGTGGTTGAAGGACAGCGCTACAGGAAACGTCGTTGGGTACAAGGACGCGCTAGGGGGCGAGCGGTTCCCGTTTGCGCAGACGCTGTTTGAATCCGGCATCCCTTTTGTGATTCTCGCCGGGGACGGCGGCTCCACAGGGCTGAGCTTTAGCGGTACAAATGCTGTTTTCACGCTTAGTGCTGCCGTTTTCACAAGCTTTTGGAACTTTGTAAAGAGCCCTGGCGGGGGGTACATGTATCTCCCAGCAAGCGCCGGGGGATTGGCTTCTGGTGGCTGGTACTTTTTCCGTATGACATCGGATACGGACGGCGAAGTGTTCCAGGAAACGTATCCCGGTATGGGGACGCCAACAATCCCATCCTCTCCAACTCAGCATCCAAATTTGACACCGGGAAGGATTACGCAGAGCACTAGCGAAATAGTAGCAACGAGTATCGTGTTTCCGGGGGGCAGCATGGGGCCGAATGGGTTGTGGCGGGCGTTGGTTTCTGTCAGGCACCCTAGCTCCGCGTCAGCGAGAAACATTAGACTTAAGGTGGGAACTACTACTGTTGCGTCTATTCAGCGCACATCGTCTTCGTACATGCAGGATTTTGATTTTTTCAAACAAAATGCTGGTGTGCAAAACATGCAGCATGGGGTTCGTCTGGATTCTTATGTCGGACTCGGTGGTAGCGGTATCAGTGGCGATGTTACTGAAATAGACCATTCAGTCGATCAAACGCTCGTATTGACCTGCCAAACCGTGTCTAATGCCACGTCATTTTGCGGATGGTTGCGGGATTTTTCAGTTAAGTACGGAGCGTAATCATGGCAATTGATAAATTCCCAAACACGGCTACTGGAAAAGCAGCCGCAGAAGCAACACCGCAACCTAGGGTTATCCTGGAGGGGGCAAGAATCACGGTATTGACTGGCGAAGATATGCCCCCGGCAGAAGCGGTTGTCGATCCGCGATCAATCGTACTGACAACCCTGCAATTGCTTCGCGGCGCGGATGCCATAGGTCGTGCGAGATGTCAGGCTATCCAGACGTACATACGTGGGGTAGTCGGGATTGATGCGAAAGACCCTGCTGATCAAATCGCCCCGACCGGCAACTTTTCCCAGCGGCTTTACTGGGGCTACCACAACGCCACTATTCGCAGAACCGATGCGAACATTAATGCGTTGCGCGTTGCGATTCAGGGAGCCATGACGAACGCGCAGAGTATTGCCGAGATGGATGCTATCTTCGTCGCCGGCAGTGGGATGGACCCGTAAGGGCCAGTATTCCAACGCACCACCGACCACAGGGATAAAGCCATGTCACTGATGTACTTCCAAACCGAAGCGGAAGCCCGCGCCGCAGTCATCGCCGACGGCGGAGATCCGCAATACAATGTCTGCTGGGTGTTTTCTCCACCGAATCCGAAATCTTGGAGGGCCAGCCTTGGATCCGATCGCCAGTATCCGCCGCCGGTTGAGCTGACGCAGCGCCAGATCACCGCCCGCCTGACGCAGCCGGAGAAAGAGGCCATCGCTGCAGCGTGGGTGGCCGGCAACTCCGTTCTTGCGCAGTGCCTCGTGCTGTCTCCGACTGATAGCGATATCTCGTTCCTCGCGGAGCAGGCGTCTGAGGCAATCACGCAGCTCGAAGCCGACGGTGTTCTGCCTGTTGGCGCTGCTGCTCGGATCCTCGCGTAGTGACCAGACCGCTCGGTGCACGTACCGCCGGCCGGCACGCATAACCTGCGCGTATGCGCCGATACGACCCGACCGATGTTCACAGCCTGGCCCGTGCGAAGGCCGACATCGACCTGCACGACAAGCTGCAGCGCGAGACGGAAGAAGCCGACTTCACGTGGCTGATGCACACCCGCCGTGGCCGGCGGATCGTCGACGGGATAATCCGACGTTCGAGGGCCGGAGACTGTGTTTTCAGCACGAACGCGCTGACTATGGCCTTCACGAGCGGGATGCAGGTCGAGGGCGAGTACAACGAGCGCATGGCCAAACGGCTGTGTCCCGATAGCTACTTGGCAATGTTGAAGGAAAGAAACGATGAGCAACGAAACGATGCTGGCGGCTGACAACACCGACGACGCGCCTGCATCCGCAACAGACGCTGGGCTGCCCGCTACTGCTGCGGGGGATGCCGGCAACCCGCCGACCGCGGGCACTGCGCAGGCCAAACCTGCCGGCGCACCGGAAAGCTACGAGTTCCAAGTCCCAGAGGGCATGCAGTTCGACGACGCCGTCATCGGCGCTTTCGCTGATGTCGCGAAGGAACTGGACTTGTCGCAGGACCGGGCGCAGACCGTACTCGACCGCATGGCGCCGCTGTTGCAATCCCGCCAGGCGGAACGGATCGAAGCCGCCCGCGCCGAGTGGAGAGCCTCGTCCGAGGCGGACAAGGAATTCGGCGGCGAGCAACTGGCTGAAAACCTTGGCACCGCGAAGAAAGCGCTCGACGCCTTCGCCACGCCGGAGCTGCGCACCTTGTTGAACGAGTCCGGGTTTGGCAACCATCCCGAGATCATCCGGGCGTTCTACCGGGTGGGCAAGGCGATCAGCGAGGACGACAAGGTCGTCACCGGCCAGGGCGGACAGGACAACCGCAACGACGCACGCCGGCTGTACGCGGCATCCAACATGAACCCGTAAGGAGTAGTACCTATGGCAACCCTGACCAGCACCAACCCGACCCTTGCCGATATCGCCGCCCGCCTGGGGCCGGACGGCAAAATCGATCCAAACATCGTCGAGATGCTCAGTGAGACGAACGAGATTCTCGCCGACATGACCGTCATCGAGGCTAACGGCTTCACCGAGCACAAGACCACCGTGCGCTCCGGCCTCCCGACCGGCACGTGGCGGAAGCTCAACTACGGCGTGCAGCCCGAGAAGTCCCGCACCGTGCAGGTGAAGGACAGCATGGGCATGCTCGAAACCTACGCCGAAGTAGACAAGGCCCTGGCCGACCTCAACGGCAACTCGGCGGCGTGGCGGCTGTCGGAAGACCGCGCCTTCATCGAAGGTCTGAACCAGACGCTCGCCACCACGCTGTTCTACGGCGACAGCAGTCTCGACCCCGAGAAGTTCACCGGGCTTGCGCCGCGCTACAACAGTCTGTCCGCTGAAAACGCAATCAACATCATCGACGCCAGCGGCACGGGCAGCGACAACGCTTCGGTCTGGCTTGTTGTGTGGGGGCCGAATACCTGCCACGCGATCTACCCGAAGGGCTCGCCCGTGGGCTTGCAGTCGCGCGATCTTGGCGAAGACACCCTGACCGACGCAGCCGGCGGCCGGTACCAAGGCTACCGCACGCACTACAAGTGGGACGTCGGCCTCACGCTGCGCGACTGGCGCTATGTCGTGCGCGTCTGCAACATCGACGTGTCGGATCTCACGAAAAACGCCGGTTCGGGCGCCGATCTGATCGACCTGATGACGCAGGCCATTGAGCTGATCCCCAACATTGGCATGGGGCGCGCGGTATTCTACGCCCCGCGGAAGATTCGCAGCTTCCTGCGTCGGCAGATCGCGAACAAGGTTGCGTCGGCCACGCTGACGCTGGAATCCGTCGCGGGCCGTCATGTCGTCACGTTCGACGGCATCCCATGCCGGCGCACGGACGCCCTCCTGCTCACCGAGGCGCGCGTCACCTAACCCGCAGCGGCAGCACAGACGGGGGCGGGGGGAACCGCCCCCTGATAACGATTCTTGAAAGGACACACCCATGATCATCGACAAGGCCCTGCAGGTTTCCAACGAACAAGCCGTCACGTCGTCGGCCGCTTCGACGGATGTTATCGACACCGGCCAGACGACGCCAGACCTGGGCGCCGCCGACTTATACATGGTCATCACCACGGACGAGGCCGCGACGGCTTCTGGTGCGGCGACCGTCACATTCTCGCTGCAGGATTCTGCGGACAACTCCAGCTTCGCCGACGTAGCCGCTACTACGGCCATCGGCAAGGCGACGCTGGTTGCTGGCTACCAGCACATCATCCCCCTGCCAATCAGGCTCCGCCGCTACTTGCGTGCCTACTTCACGGTCGCCACCGGCCCGCTGACGGCCGGCAAGTTCTCGGCGCAGATCGTTGCAGGCTATCAGCTCAACGTGCCGAAGCCGGACAGCTCGAAGATCGCCTGACGAGGGGGGCGAGAGATGAAAGTCGTTGCCCTCAAGCCGGGGTTTCTCGGCAAGCTGCGCCAGCCGGGCGACGAGTTCGACGTCCCGGAAGGGTACGCAGCATCCTGGTTCACCCCGGCGGGGGAACTCGATCCGGAAGCCGCGGCTGAGAAGCCGAAGCAGCGGCAGCGGCAGCGGGGCGGTCCCCTCGCCGATCTGGTCTGACCCGCGGCGAAGTGGTCGGTACACGCAGGGGCCATGCGCCCCTGTTTTTCTGGATCCCTGAAAATGGCCTCTGACGTCGACATCTGCAATCTTGCGCTCGCCCGCCTGGGCGATAGCGCCACAGTCACCAGCATCGACCCGCCGGAAGGGTCCGCGCAGGCCGAGCACTGCGCCCGCTTTTATCCGATCGCGCGGGACACCTTGCTGGAGGCGCACCCGTGGAAATTCGCCATCCGCCGGGCGCTGCTCGCGCAACTCGACGTGGACACATGGAACTGGGACTACGCCTACGCGGAGCCCGCGGACGCGCTCAAGCTGCTGTCCGTCCTGCCGGCATCCGCGGCAAACGACACGGACACCGAGGAGTTCGAGGTGGAGACAACCACCGACGGCGCGTCGGTTGTCCTCACCAACCTCGCAAGCGCCAGTCTACGCTACGTCGCCCGCGTGACCGACACGACGGCCTTCTCGCCGATGTTCATCGACACCCTTGGGTGGATGCTGGCCTCGTATTTGGCGGGGCCGTTGATCAAAGGCGACACTGGCGCAGCAGCGGGCAAATCCTGTCTGCAGAATGCGTCCATTGCACTGCGCCAGGCGCAGGTGTCGGACGCTAACCAACGCAAGATCCGGCCGGAGAAGACCCCGTCCTGGATCGCAAACCGCTGACATGGCCAACGTCCGCACACTCCAACGCTCCTTCGCCGGCGGCGAAGTCTCGCCGGAAATGTTCGGCCGTAGTGACGACGCGAAGTACCAGTCGGGCCTTGCGAGGTGCCGCAATTTCATCGTCACACCGCAAGGCCCTGTAGCAAATCGCCCGGGGTTCGCCTTCGTGCGCGAGGTAAAGGACTCGACGAAGCGCACACGCCTGATCCCCTTTACCTACTCGACGACGCAGACGATGGTCATTGAACTGGGGGCAGGCCACTTCCGGTTTCACACCCAGGGCGGCACGCTCTTGAGCGCCGGCGTGCCTTACGAAATCTCGAACCCCTACGCCGAGGGCGACCTGTTCGACATCCATTACGTGCAGTCAGCAGACGTGCTGACGCTCGTGCATCCTAACTACGCGCCGCGCGAACTGCGCCGGCTGGGGGCGACGAACTGGCAGCTTTCGACGCTTTCGTTCGCCGCGCCGATTTCCGCGCCAGGCGCGCCGACGCTTGTTGCCGCCGGCCACACTGCCGTCAAGTACACGTACTACTACGTGGTCACGGCAATCGACGCCGACGGCATCGGCGAATCGGCTGCTTCGACGGCATCGAGCGTGGGGGGCAACCTGTTCGAGACAGGGGCCACCGTCACGATTTCATGGTCGGCGGTGACGGGCGCCTCCCGGTACAACGTCTACAAGCTGCAGGGCGGCCTGTACGGGTACATCGGCCAGACTGCGGGCCTGTCGATCGTCGACGACAACATCACCCCGGACCTGTCGCAGACCCCGCCGCTCTACGATTCTGTGTTCAGCGGCAGCGGGGACTACCCGGGCGCGGTCTCGTACTACGAGCAGCGGCGGTGCTTCGCTGGGACAACGAACAAGCCACAAAACATCTGGATGACGAAGTCCGGCACCGAGTCAAACATGAGCTATTCTTTGCCTGTGCGCGACGACGACCGGATCGCTTTCCGGGTTGCCGCGCGCGAGGCAAACACCATCCGCCATATCGTGCCGCTGACGCAGCTCCTCTTGCTCACGTCGTCGGCCGAGTGGCGCGTCACGTCGGTCAACTCGGACGCCATCACCCCCAGTACGATCAGTGTTCGGCCGCAATCCTATGTCGGCGCCTCGAACGTGCAGCCGACAATCATCAACAACACCTTGCTGTACGGGGCGGCCCGCGGTGGCCACGTGCGCGAACTGGCCTACAACTGGCAAGCAAGCGGCTTCATCACCGGCGACCTGTCCCTGCGGGCGCCGCATCTGTTCGACACCTACGACATTGTGGACATGGCCTACGGCAAGGCGCCACAGCCGATTGTCTGGTTCGTCTCGTCTTCGGGCAACCTGTTGGGGCTGACCTACGTCCCGGAGCAGCAGATCGGCGCGTGGCACTGGCACGACACGGACGGCGTTTTTGAGTCGTGCGCCGTCGTCGCCGAAGGCAACGAGGACCGGCTGTACTGCGTCATCAGGCGTGTGATAGACGGGAGCACCGTGCGCTATGTCGAGCGCCTGGCCTCGCGGCAGTTCGACGCTCCGGAAGACGCCTTTTTCGTGGATTGCGGCGCCACCTACTCGGGCGCACCAGCGGACGAAATCAGCGGGCTTGATCACCTTGAGGGGGAGGACGTCAGCATCCTCGCTGACGGGGCGGTGCATCCGCAACGGACGGTGACGGGCGGATCCATCACGCTCGATGTCGAAGCAAGCACCGTGCAAATCGGGCTGCCGATCGCTGCGGACATCGAGACGCTGCCGGCGGTGATGGCGCTGCGCGACGGCAGCATCGGGCAGGGGCGAACCAAGAATGCCAACAAGGTCTGGTTGCGCGTCTACCGGTCGTCGGGCATCTTCATCGGCCCGGACGCCAACAGCCTCACTGAAGCCAAGCAGCGCACGACGGAGCCCTACGGCTCGCCGCCGGCGCTCAAGAGTGACGAGCTTGAAATTGTGCTGACTCCGACATGGGGCACGAGCGGGCAGGTCTTCGTGCGCCAGGCGGATCCACTGCCGCTGACCGTCGTGTCCGTGTCTGCCGAGGTATCGGTCGGCGGCTGACGCCTCCGTGCAGCGCGGTGCACGTAGGGCCCGCCCCCGGGGGTAGGGTTCGTCATCCTCACACGGAGCCGTAGCGATGGGTTTCAGTTCAACGCAACTCGCTACCGCCAGCCTGATAACGCAGGTAGGCGGAGCGGCGACTTCTGCCCTTGGCGCCCGCAACAGCGCATCGGCGCAGCGCACGGCGCTGGATAGCCAGGCGGTCGTCGCGGATATCAACGCGCGCATCGCGGAGCTTGGCGCGCAATCGGCGCTGCAGCGGGGCCAGCGGCAGGTAGGGGCGCTCACCCACCGAGCGGGGCAGCTCAAGAGCAGTCAGCGCGCCGCGATGGCAGCCAACGGTATCGACCTTGCAAGCGGCAGCGCAGCGGACATCCAAGCGTCGACGGACATGATGAAGGAAATCGACGCCGCCACACTGACCCTCAACGCGGTGCGAACGGCCTGGGGCTACCGCACGCAGGCGGCGAATTACCAGAGCGAGGCGATGGCGAAGCGCAGCATCGCGAAGGGGATCAACCCGGGGCAGGCGGCCTTCACGTCCCTGCTCGGCAGCGCCGGCAGTGTGGCGGGTTCCTGGTACGCGCTCAACAAGTCCGGCGCCACCGGCGGCGACAAGCCGGCGGGCTGGGACTCGAGCTTCGACAACCCGGCAGACTACGGATAACACATGGCCCGCGTCCCCACTTACGACAGTTTTCAGGCGACGCCCGCGGCGATGCCGCAAGTTCGCGTCGTCACGCCCGACGCCCCCGACGTGGCCGGGCTGCAGGCGCAGCAGACCGGGCGCGCGATGGCCTCCGCGGGGCAGGCTGTCGGCCAGATAGCCCTCGACATGCAACAGCAGGCCAATCAGCTACGCGTCGATGATGCCTTGAACAAGGCAAAGGAAGCCGCGCTGCGGCTGACCTACGACAAGGACGTGGGCTTCCAGAGTCTCAAGGGGCTCGCGGCACTGGAGCGCCCCGACGGCAAGCCGCTGGTGGACGAGTACGGCGGCACCCTGCAGCGCCATCTATCGGACATCGCCGGAAGCCTGGGCAACGACGCGCAGCGGGCCACCTTCTCGCAGCGCGCGAACGACATGCTCACCGCGTTTCGCGGCAGTGCAATGCAGCACGAGGCGCAGGAGTTCAAGACCTACGGCCTGTCCGTTTCTGAGGGTGTGCAAAGCACGGCGCTTCGCGAAATCGGGTTGAACTGGCGCAACCACGACGCGGTGAACTCGGCCGTCGAGCGCATCCGCGCGGAGACATACCGGCAGGCGCAGATTCTCGGCAAGTCTGCCGAGTGGCAGGACGCGCATGCGCGCAAGATGACGAGTAACGGCCACAAGGTCGCGCTGCTGGCGGCCCTGGAAGCAGGCGCCCCGGACTACGCGGACTCCTATCTGCGCAAATACGCGGGGCAGATGGACGCGGACGACATCCTGTCGGTACGCGGGCACATAACCAAGGAAGTCGACCAGTTCGTCGCGGTCAAGAAGGCCGGCGAAGTGCTCGACCGCATGCAGCCGCGCATCCGAGTGGGCGATGCTGAACGCGCGTTCAACATCGCGCTCGGCGCCGAGTCTGGAAACCGGCAGTTCGGCGCGGACGGGAAGCCGTTGACATCACCGAAGGGCGCCATCGGCATCGCGCAGGTCATGCCTGACACCGCTCCGGAGGCGGCTAAGCTGGCCGGGTTGCCCTGGGACGAAAACCGCTACCGCAACGACGCGGACTACAACCGGGCGCTCGGGCTGGCCTACTTCCAGAAGCAACTACAGGCCAACGGCGGCGACCTGGCGAAAGCCTACGCTGCCTACAACGCTGGCCCTGGCCGGCTCGCCGAGGCGGAGAAGCGCGCGGAGAAGAACGCCACGCTGGCGAAGACCGACCCCGGCGTGCTGCCCCGCACGTGGCTGGACTTCATGCCGGCGGAGACGCGCGCCTACGTCGCGAAGAACATGCGCGCCTACGCTGCCGGCGAGGGACAGCCGCCGCGGCCAACCCTCGCGGATCTCGACGACGCGCTGCGCGCCGACCCGGCGCTCGCGGCCAACCCGGAGCGCCTCAAACTGGCCCGGGCGGAAGCCACACGGCGCTTCGAGGANCGGAGACGCGCGCCTACGTCGCGAAGAACATGCGCGCGTGGGAAGCCGGCCAGGGCCTGTCTCTT